ATTAGTTGCATCAATGGTCGACCCTTCAAGAAATAACGAGGTGCCAAATCTGAAATTCATTAGGAACCTTGAAGTGGTGGTCGATCCTAGACTCGATGACGATTCAACAACTGCATGGTATCTGGCAGCGGATACCAGACAAATTGATACTGTGGTAAGGGCGTATCTAGGCGAAGGTAATGTTTCTCAAGGCATACATCTTAGCCAGCGTGAAGGATTTGAATTTGAAGGAATCGAATTCAAAATTTTGCTTGATTTCGCAGCCAAGGCTCTCGACTGGCGCGGATTGATTAAGAATCCAGGTGCATAAATAAGAGGATACTTGTATGACTAAAAAATATGTTAATTCTGGCAGTGTATTTCAGCACACAGCTGTGACCGAGATAAGCTCCGGTGACGTTGTTGTTATGGGCAATGTTATTGGCGTCGCGTTAGTAGATATCGCCGTCGGTGAAACCGGATCCGTGCAGGTCGAAGGCGTTTTTAATCTGCCTAAGGTCTCGGGTGCGGTGATCGCACAAGGTGAGTCAGTAATATATGACGTATCGGCGAGTGAGTTCGACGATAACCAGGCAACGCCAGCAGCTGGCGACATTTCTAATAGCTGCCTTGCTGTCGAGGGCGCAGGTAACGGAGAGACGACGGTTAAGGTCAAGCTGAACACTGGCATCGGTGCGATTACATAAGAATAACTAAGTAATGCATTCCCTCCGTAACAGTTATGCATTACCAGGCTGTTTAGTAGACAGGATATACCTCCTGACGCCTTTTGGTTGAGGTGATACGGTATATGTTAAATTACTTTTAGGGCGGATCAATAAATATGGCAACGAGAGAAGCAAAGGCAACATTTACACTTTCAGCCGTCGATAAGGCGACACGTAAAGTACGAAATGTTGCTAAGAGCATCGGCGATATGACCGCGCCAGTACGTAAAGTGCGTAACTCTTTGCGTGCATTAAATACACAGCTTGGCTTCCCTCGAGTTGGTCGACAAATCCGGCTTGTTGGTCGGGAGTTCTCAAAACTTGGATCACAAGTTACCAGAGCAATGGGAGGTATTGCCCTGGCCGGCGGCGGTATTGCGTTTGCCTTTAAGCGATCGTTTATCGATACCGCGGCCGAGTTCGAGCGGTTTGAAACTGTACTTAAAACGGTCGAGGGTAGTAGTGAAGGCGCTAAGCGATCGATGGACTGGGTAAGTAACTTCGCCGCAAAAACACCTTTTGAGTTAGCCGAGGTGGTTGACGGCTTCGTCAAGCTAAAGGTTTTCGGCCTCGATCCCATGAATGGCATGATGAAAACACTTGGTGATACGGCAGCTGCTATGGGTAAGAATCTTGAGCAGCCAGTTGAAGCGTTAAAAGATGCAGTCTCTGGTGGTGGTTTCGAGCGATTGAAGGATCTGGGTATTACTGCCAATACTGTGGGCAAAAAGACGATCCTCACATTTCAGGAAGATGGCAAAGAAATCAGAAAGATTGTCGACAAAAACAATAAGGCGCTATTGCAGACAACTATCCTCGATATATGGCAGAAGAAATTCGGCGGTGCTGCAGATGAGCTAAGCAAAACCTGGGGCGGTATGATGTCTAATCTGTCCGACCAGTGGACACGCTTTGCCAATATGGTGATGAACAATGGCGTGTTTGATGTACTAAAAGGTCGCTTGTCTGGGTTACTAAAACGTATCAATGCTATGGCCGCCAGTGGTGAGTTAAAACGATTGGCCGAGATGGTTGGTAGTCGTTTGGTTGCTGGTTTTAGCGCTTTCTTTAAAGTACTGAAAAACGACGTCGCGCCTATGCTTCGTGCAGTACGCGACGGCGCTGTATTTCTGCGCGATACGTTCGGCTCGTGGAAACCAGTGATCGCCGGCGTTGCCGCGATCGTCATGGGCCCGCTACTCTTGAGCCTGGCCGCAGCCACAAAATCGGTGATCGCCCTGGGCGTCGCCTTAATGGCTACGCCGGTCGGATGGATAATGGCCGCTATTGCGGCTGTATCTGGTGCGGCGTACCTGATTTATAAAAACTGGGAGCCGATCAAAACCTTTTTCTCGGACGTATGGGAAGCGGTAAAGATTACCTTTCAGGACGGTATCGACTGGATCAAAAATATACTCTCTATATCGCCGCTCGGTTTACTTATCAAGGGCGCTAACGCTGTCGGCGGCCTCGTGTCGCGTTTTGTTGGTGGCTCAGTTAATAACAACCCCGTTGCACGAACAGCCGCACCGGTAACGCCAGGCGTGCAGCGAACTGAGAACACGAGCAACACCAATATCCGCTTGGAAGTGGATGACAATCGTATCCGCACTCGAAAGATTGAAACTAACGGGCCGACCAACATTGAAGTAGACAATGGCCGGATGTTAGGAATGGCAATGTAAAAAGGAGAACTCTATGAACAAAAAAACCAACATCGTCTCAATAAATTCTGATGATATTGAGAAAGCAGCGTATGGCATCAAGACCATTAACAAAATTATCCTTGAAATAGAAATCGCCCGGTCATCTGGTGAACCCTACTCTGAAATAGACAATGGAAATGTTCTCGGCGGCTTATTGGCTGCGTCTGATGCATTGGCTGAATCTATAGAATCAAAAACTGAAATAATAAATGAACAAACTTAGAGTAACTCCGATCTAACAACTGTTAAATCAGCTGGAGCGTTAATCGTTATCGTCACAACCTTGTTGGTAATACGATCAAACTTGATATCCATCATGCCGTTTTTAAACAGTTCGCCGACGGTCATGTTCGGATCAATGTTTTCAGATGGGTAAATAGCGATTGTTTCGCCTGACTTCCTTGTTAGTGTGAGCATATATATTCCTTTGCTTGATAAAAAACCGGTTATCGGCTTAAACCGGTTATGAGGTATGTTTAGTTTTCCGTAGATTTCATACCTAGCAGGGCTAGGATCTGATTTTAACTCAAAAAAGGTGAAATTATGGATGAAGAAGTAGGATATTTTTTTGCAGCTTTTTCTATCATGTTAGCAGAAATTATTGGTTTTACGGTGGGGCTATTATTCTTTTGGTAAAACTAATCAAAGTCTACACTCTCTATAGCTTCAATTTGACCAATAATCTCAGCAACCCAATTATCTGGAAACATTTCTCCGATATCAGGTAGCTCTATTCCTGAGATCGGAACAAGTACAGACCTATCAGATTTTGTTTTCCACGCACAGGCTGTATCAGTGCATTCGTCAGTAGGCGTTAACTCTAATTTTTCCTTGAGCTCTTGCTCAAATTCTTCTTTTGTGAATAGACGTAATGCCATATGGCTCCTAATTTATTAAGCTGCCTCAGGTAAAGCCGCCCAAGTGTTGGTTTTATGTCGCGCGCAAGTTTCACCCTTTCCATGTTTTAAACATGCGGGATCATTTGCTTTAACGACTTTTACATCAATTCCTAAATTAAGTTTAATTAACAACTTTATGGCATTAGGAACATCTTTACGTAATGCCTCAGCATCGCTTCCAGCAAGGAACAAGCCTGGTAGATTTTCCGCAGTGATGATATAGGCGCCTTCTTTATACTCTTCATGAACGCGAACAACACCAGCCATTTCGCAATTTTCCATGAGACACTCCTTAATGTAATTACCCTGTCTAATATCGCGGTTTCCCGCTTTTTATATTTATCGGCCTAAGAATTTAATCTCTTAGATCTCTATCAAATTATAGCTACTAAATGTAGACAATGAACAGCCCTAATTATTCCCGATAATTTACCGATAAAAATAAAAAAGACCTACGTAAAAACGTAAGCCTTTGTTTTATTTGGCGTCCCCAAGGGGGTTCGAACCCCTGTTACCGCCGTGAAAGGGCGTGCAACGTATCTACAGCCGTCTACACGTGTTTGCCATTTACCCTATATTTATAGGCATTTGCGTAATTCTGACTACTCGAGTATCCTGCCCGTACACACTGGTTTTTTACCGACTTTTACCGAAAAGAGGTTACCGCCGTGGGACGGCTTTCACGCAATTACCGATTAGAATCACGCGATGCGCGGGCAAAGCTGAAGCCTAATAAAGAGCCATATTGGCACCAGATCAACACTGGTTTGTTCCTTGGCTACTACAAAGGCAAGAAATCTGCCGTCTGGTTTGTCAGGCGCAAAACTAATGAGGGTAAATACCAGAAGATCCGCATCGGCCTGGCTGATGATTACCAGGATGCCAACGGGATCAGCGTATACGACTACAAGCAAGCGCACCGCCTGGCTATCCATCGCGACGATCATGCCGTTAAAGATGCCCACGGAACGCCCACATACTCCCGCACCACCAAAGAGGTAATGAATGATTATCTCAATTGGTTCAAGTTACACCGTAAGAGCTATTCAGATACAAAAAACACCGTTGATAAACAAATCACACCACAACTTGGTGATTTACTAGCCAGCGAACTAACGCCCAGACGGATCAAATCATGGCAAGAAGGCCTGATTACTGCCAACAAACGGTATGATGAAGATGATCCAGAGTCAGTACGCCGCGCAAAATCGACAGCAAACAGAGTGTTAACTGTTCTCAAAGCCGCACTTAATCATGCCTACTTGAATGGAGATATTTCAGACGATACTGCCTGGCGAATTGTAAAGCCATTTAAGGCAGTTGAAGCCCCGAAAATTCGACACATTGACCAGGCAGAGTGTAAACGGTTGATTGATTCCTCCGAGCCAGATTTTAGAAACCTAGTAAAAGCAGCCCTATTTACGGGTTGCCGATATGGCGAATTGACGAAATTACTGGTATCTGATTTCAATAGTAATGCAGGCACAATCTATATCCATGAGAGTAAAAGTGGGCACCCACGACATGTGCCATTGACAGATGAAGGTATCGAATTTTTTACTGATATTTGCAAAGGTCAAAAAAAAGCAGCGCATGCATTTTTACGGATGGATGGTAAGCCTTGGGGAAAGTCACATCAAAGCCGGCCAATGTTGGATGCATGCAAAAAAGCAGAAATTGATCCGCCGGTATCATTTCATATTTTGCGACATACCTATGGCAGTCTGCTCGCAATGAATGGTGCCCCACTACAAGTCATCGCACAGGCACTCGGCCATGCAGATACCCGAATCACCGAAAAACATTACGCACATTTACAGCCCGATCATGTAGCGAACGCAATCCGGCAGAATCTACCAAGTTTTGGAGATAAAACACCGTGAACATTCCATTCGTTCAAGAGCTACTGGAGTACTGGAGTAAATGGCAAAACTCTATATCTGGTGTAAACCTTGGCCATAAACGAATCTCAACAGTCAAACGTATTATGGATGGGAACGCAAAGAGTATGGATACAAAAAAGAAAGGCCCATTAACAGATGGTATTGATGATGAATTTGCTGAGAATATTGATAAGTTAATTGCCAGCCTCCCTCCAACATCTCAAGAAATAATAAAGCTCTATTATCTTAGCAACAATAGCCAGGTTACCGTAGCACAGCGACTAGGTATAAACCCATCTACTTACAAAAAAAGAATGGCTATTGCTCAAGGCCAAATAGCTGAAATTTTACTGCAGAAGTCACAAATAAGAGAACTTTTATCGTGAACCTCCTTCATTACAAAGATCAGGAAGGCATGGTAAGGGATATTATGGAATCCACCACGATTAAGTTACGTGACCAAGGCATTTCTGATTACATAATAGATATGCACGGTCCCGACTTTTTTCCAGAAATGCCAAACGAACCAGTCATGCGTTGGGTAGAAACCAAACCAAATGATATGACTACTTTACAAACCAGGATGTGTAACCTGGTTTGTATGTGCCGTGCGTGGCTTTCTTACCATGAGGATACCGAAGAGTTAGAAAAAACACTTGAACAAGAAATGCAATATATCGAGCACGATAATAATGAAAAACCTGAAATCAACCGTGAAGAGTTAGAAAAATACCTCAGATTTAAAATAGAAGATCTATATCGCGAATGCTATGAAAAAGCTGAAATAATAGGTGAAGAGAATAGAAAAAAAGCCACTCATGCAGCTCACGCACAACGCTCTGATGCCAAATCTGAAGGAAAACTTTTCTATTATTCATATTTGAAAAAACACGGAAAAGCGCCTCACACTCGAGAGATCGAAAAACACCTTATCAGTGTAGGAATCAAGCCTCCGCAATTCAGGACAATTGGTAATTGGCCGAGCATTTGGAAGAAAGATAAATAATTTTCACGATAGCGCCGTTATCGTGAAAATGATAACTAGCCTATAACCCTCCCCGTTTTTATCCTGTCTACAGAATATTTATACAAATATAGAGTAGACAGGAGAGAATGATGGACGCGTACACAATCACACAGTTTTGCGATAAACATAACGTTTCTCGCCCAATGTATTACAAACTCCGAAAAGCTGGCCTCGGGCCAAAAATCATGCATGTTGGTGCAAAAGTACTAATTAGCAAGGAAGCCGCAGCCGCCTGGCGCAAACGCATGGAGGAAAATACCCATGCAGAAGCTTGTTGAATCTAGCACGTGTAGCCCACTGTCGGGCACACAGGCGCTTGCCGTATATCGAGCAATTCAGAATAACCATCCCCCGTGTGATCACCAGAAGCGCCTTTATGACGTACTGACGGCGATGAGGTTAAAAGAACAACTTAACCAAGAAAAAAGCCGGCTCTGACAAGCCGGCTGACAAAAATCATTACAACAAGAATGTATGAGTGACCAGATTATGTCACATAACAAATCTAAGCAACAACCATTTCACTTGAGATGGCGATTGCTTGTTCTATCAAAACATGGGCCGAGTGCGGCAATGACCCGACTCATCCTTTGTGCATTGCATCGCTGGATGGATGCAGAAGGCAAATGCTTTCCCTCAATCAACAGAATTTCACTCGATACGCGCTGTTCTGAAAAGACTGTTAGAACACATCTCACCAAAGCAAATCATGAAGGTTGGTTATTGCGCTATATCCGACAAACGCATGGTGGGAAGAGATGGAAAAATTATATATATCAGGCAGCAATACCACGTGCTGCGGTAAGAGCTACCGGTCAAATGGATGGTGCGGTAGTAGATACCGTTGTACCGGTAGTAGATACCGGTGAGGTGCGGTATCTCTTACCTACTAACTATTCAATGAACTATTCAACTAACTCTTCATTTACCAAACTTGGTAGCTGCCCAAAATATGAACAACCGCCACAAAGAATAAAAAAACGAATACCCGATGACATGAATCTCACACCGGCGCTTCGTTCCTGGTGTTTAGACATTTACCCAAGAATCGATCCAGACGCTCGGTTTGAAGCGTTCAAGTTCGATGCAATTTCAAAAGGTCATCAACGGGAAGACTGGCATGCCGCCTTCAAGGCGTACATACACAACGGCCCAGACCATACCAAGGGAAACTCAAGTCGTCTGTCAGCTGTTGAAATAGTAAATCAACAGAATCCACTTACCCATGACGATGAACCAGGAGGCAGGACATATGAACACGATGAGACTTTTTAGGTACTTCCTGTGGATAGTAGCTATGCGGGTATAAGCGGCGCGGGATTTTACTAGTGACTCATTTAAAAAATGGGCTTCGTTTCGGTTTTACAACAACTAAGGAATTGATATGACTAATAAAGATGAAGGCAAGATTGTACTGAGGGTTGGTGAAATGACGGTATACCAACGTAATCAAGATGAGTTCGAGATCTGCGAATCCTGCATGGCTGATATTGAAGCAGAGTTCAAACGATATTTTTTCATGCCCGTTATTCGATATTACTGCCATGAACAGCAGGCATTCATAGAAATTACCCGGGAAGGTAATTACAACGTACTTGAACCTATGGATCAGGTCATGGCCGAATTTTTACTGAAGGAAATGAATCAGGCTGACATGAAAAAAATGCAGAAGAGCAATTCACATTGACTGAAATTATTGAAGAAGAATTTCGTGAAGAATTGGTATGCGAGCATTGCGGCAATAGCATCCCTTTATTTTTCAAAAACAACCCAGACGCAAATGCCGCTCGTCTCTACTGCAGAGATCATCAAGCGCTAGTTATCATCGGTCGAGATGGAGTGAATAGGTGCTGGCACCCAGTTCACCCCAAACTTGCAAAAAAACTGATTAAGGCTAACAACAGCTTTAACAAGCACATACAAAGGCGCAAACGGATTAGCTAATGCTCACAAAGCAGGATATAGATAATCTGCAGCGTATATGTATCGCGATGCATGCAGGGTTACCCATACCAGATGATGTGGTCAAGTGGTTGTTACCTGCATTATCTCGATTCTGTTCGACACCGGGGCTGAAGTTAGATGAGTCACTGGACATTAGAATGCTCCCGGGTGATGCGTACCGCGACCCACGTGTATCAGATGCCTATGAGCAGCGTAACAAGACAATATTCCGAGTTTCACAGAAATTGCAAGGCAGCGTCACAATTAAAGCGAAACAAATTGTATCAATGCTTCATGAGCTGAATCACCCACTAACACAACCGATCGTAAATATTTGTCAAAAGCATGACATCTACCTGCCAAAGTCTGAAAAGCAGATCGCTAGAATAATTCGGGACATCATATCGTGATTATGTATCCCATCGAATCATTGTGCTTTCATGTAAACAACCAATACAGGAAATAAGCATGAAAGACTGGTATTCGATAAAAACTTTTCACCATGGCGGTGTAGAGATAAACATCTACGATGAAATCGGTGCGAACGGCATCTCAGCTAAAGAATTTATCGACAGTCTCAAAAATCTCGGTGGAGTTTCATCCATTTCAGTACGCATTAACTCACCAGGCGGCTCTGTTACAGATGGCATTGCGATATACAACGCTCTGAAACGCCAGAAGGCGAATATTGATGTACATATTGATGGGGCCGCATTCAGTATTGCCAGTGTGATTGCCATGGCTGGCAACAAAGTACACATGGCCGAAAATGCATTTTTCATGATCCACAACCCGTGGAGCATGGCTTACGGCGACAGTGCTGATATGCGTAAAACAGCTGATGTCATGGACAAGATGAAAGACAGCCTAATCACTGCTTATGCCAATAAAACCGGCGAAGATCGCGAGTTAATCAGCGAAATGATGGATGAAGAAACCTGGTTTGATGCACAGGAAGCACTCAACCATGGGTTTATCGATGTAATCACAGATGCAATGGATGTCGCCGCCAGCTTTGATGTGTCGAAATTTAACAATGTTCCCACAAATTATTTTAAAGGTGATGATATGTCGCAACAGAAACAATCAAGCAAAACAGAAAACTCAATCGATGCAGAAGCAATATCTAAGGAACTGGATCGAGTTAATCTAATTACCGACATTTTTATGACTGCAGGTGATGAATACAAAAAAATGATGGTGTCTTGTCTACAAGACAAGTCTTGTTCTACTGAAATGGCCAGAGAAAAGCTACTTGTATCGCTCGGCGAAAGACATAAACCTGCAAACCCCCGGAATCACTGCAGTGAAATGACATCAATTCATTATGGCGACAACAATCACCACCAGGAATTCAGAGATGCTGCAGTAGATGGGCTATGTCTTCGCAATAACGTAAATATAAAAAATCCTTCTGACGCCGCAAAAGATGTTTCCAGAATGTCAATTATGGACATGGCCTCTCAAATGTTGCGTCATCAAGGTAAATCAACTCAAGGTTTGAGCTCCACTGATATTCTAAATACTGCATATCACACTACCAGTGACTTCCCCTCTCTGCTATCTGACTCAATGGGTAAAACATTACGCATGGCCTATGAAGAAATGAGCCCTTCATTTGAGTCATGGACTAGAGTTGAATATCCAACCGACTTTAAGCCTCAAAATCGTCCTCAATTAAGTGAGGCCCCCGATCTCGAAGTATCTGGCGAACACGCTGAGCTAACTTATGGCACTTTTGGTGAGAGCAATGAAGTGTATGAGCTTCAGACATTCAAGAAGGCATTTGCTCTTACACGAGAATCCCTGATAAACGACGATCTAGATGCTTTCTTTTCTGTACCAAGAGCATTTATTTCCTCTGCCATTAGAAAACAAGGTGATATCGTATATCAGCAATTAACTAGTAACCCTACCATGCATGACAATAATGCTCTATTTCATGCATCCCATAACAATCTGATGTCAGCAGCAGCCTTGGATATAAGTAGCTTATCAACAGCTCGAGCGTCCATGTTAAAACAAAAAACCAGTCAAGGTTCACATCTATCTATTCTTCCAAAACATTTAATTGTTCCTGCCGAATTGTTGTCAACTGCAGAACAATTAGTTGCATCAATGGTCGACCCTTCAAGAAATAACGAGGTGCCAAATCTGAAATTCATTAGGAACCTTGAAGTGGTGGTCGATCCTAGACTCGATGACGATTCAACAACTGCATGGTATCTGGCA